TTTACTTTAGCGCCATTTTGTAATTCAATTTCTTCTACGTCATATACTTTTGTAGCCAATTTATCCTCCTTTAGGATTCTAAATTATTATAGCATAAGCATTATGCAGATACAATAAATAAGCCCCCATTTCTGGGGGCTATTTACTAATAATTAAAATTAATTATTATGCTACTAATACACGGTCAATAATCTTGCCGTATTCTGTGCCAGCTTGATCGGCGTCTGGAAGCAGACGGAATGTCACTGGGAATGTAGTTGGTGTGGTACGAGCTAGCGAGAACTGAGATTGCTGAACAGACAATACTCTACGTGCGTAATAAATACGCTCAGAAGCAGTAGAGTCTGATGTTGGAGCTTGTCCAACTGCAATTAACTGACGCTCTGTTGGCGCTTCGCCAAGAGCTCCAGCTGCAAGACCAAGAGTGTCTACCTTTCCAGTTCCTGTTCCAGTTGTTGATAAAGAATTTGATTGCTGTCCAAAAACAGTTACAACGTTTTCTAAAGTACCTTCGGACATTTCTGTTGCAATCATAACCTCCATCGCAGACTTAAACAGCTTAGCTGTATCTAGTAACTGATCTACAGTTACAGAATCGTATGTTGGGTTATATGTGATTTGAAGACCATTGTTGGTAAAACCAACGTTGCGGTATCCAAACTTTCCTGCTTCCTGGTCTACACCATTCAGAGTAGTTGTATATGATACTCCTGTTGCAAAAGCTGGAACACCTACAGTTCCTGCTCCAGATGCAATTGCTGAACCTGGCTCTGCGTTTGTGATATAGTCTGCATCGTTAATGTCAATATTTGACAAAAATAATGGAGAAGCTCCAACGAGAATGTTTTTAGCATTACCTACGGATTGTGCCATGAGTTTTTATCCTCCTATTTCATGAAATTAATATATATATATTTGGCTGGCTAGGCCCTTTCCTCTATGACTAATTATAGAGTATGGGTGGGTCTAAAGCAAATTAGGCAAATCTGCCATTATTGTCTGTAATCCTAGAGTATTTAACCTCTAAAATTACGTCTGCCGAAAAGAAACCCTGCAGCTCTTCAGACGGAGACGTTGGGGATATATCTGCTATAAATATACTGTGAAATTTAAACTTATCTGAAAGACTATTCCATTTATTTATATCTCTTGCAGAATCATCCATTCTTCTAAACTGATCTGTCATAAAGTTTCGTATCTCTACTATATCTATTATTTCAGTAGAGTATATAGTAAACAGTATTTGCTCACAGCATATTAGCCAATTGTTCTCATAGGATAGTCCTATCTTATCGTAGACTATGTGTTTCTTCCCGCTCAAAAATTGATTCATTTCTGGGGCTTGTTGAATTGGTAAAATTGGGATAATTGTTTCGTCTAAGTTGTCACTATAATAATCATTAGGATTAAATATGTTGGCATTCTTTAATCCGTTCCATAAAAATTTTCTAAGTTCAAAGGTTGCGTCTAGTTTATAGTTAGGCATTAGATACCCCCGCAAAAGCCGCTAGAAGGGCTGCATCGGCCTCGCTGGCAACACTGTTAGGGGAAAACTTATACTTAACAGTTTTGATCTGTACAGGCACGGTTAGAGCCCTTGTCATGGCTGAATTAAACAGCCTTTGAAATCCAGATTTTTTAATTGACATATTAACAAGTTGTCCTGTAAAAAAATATTTATATGAAGAAATAAATGAATTTTTTGTAGCAACTCCTCCTGGTTTATTTACAGTAACAGATTGTCCTTTAGGCATAAAAACTGTATATCCATTTATATCAAAAACTAATCTTTCAGATTTTCTAGGACTTATCACAACAGATTTACCCTGCTCCATAATAAATGCTTTTTTAACAAATACATGTCTGTGGTTAGAATTTTCTGATGGGACAAACGATTTAGAATCTAGCAATTCATAATTTAATTTAAATGAGAGTCCATCCTGAGCTAATTTATTTAATTTGAATAATCTCGCTTCTTTTACTCCTGGTTGTCCCCACTCATAAACATGATGAAAAGATTTAGGAGATGTCCTTGCTTTTGCATCTACATATTCACCAAAGTCTTTATTTATTTGGTTAAAAAGCGTTTTGCTAAATGTGTTTTGAAATGCTAAATTTGATGTAAGTTTAGCCAGTACATTTGTCTTATAAAATATAGCAGCAGATATTTGTGCTACCGTACTGTCTTTTATTGCACCACTAATTGGCTGCCCCGCCATTAGATTAACTAATCCGCTTGCAGCCTGGAGAGCCATTGCCTCAGTAGCCAATTTGCTGATTCTCCGATCTTTTTACCGATGAGTTGTATCCAATTACTTTTCCAAAAGGATCGGTTATTGGAGTTGTCCCCATAATCTCAAATACTGTTGGGGTATCATTTGGATAATTTAATTCTGTCCAAATATAATTATTGTTAGCGTCTCTTATGTTTGTTATTTTTTCTCTTAGAGTTAATTTTTGTGCAGTTCTTATTTGTAACACTTGATCATTAAAATATTTATTTCCCATTACTTGCTTGTCGCTTGTTCTAGTAGATGAAGAATTACTTATGACTCCTTTTGCATGACAGGGCAATGTTTTATAGAATATCCATTGTTTTTTAATTGCACCAGTATCTGGATCCTGCTCATCTGTTTGCCTATATACATCTAACTTCATAGACAATACTGCATCTACGATAGTATTCATTATATTATAGCCGCACCAGATAATACATAGTTTGCTAATAGTTTATCAGCATAAGCATTTCCAGTTCCTCTAAAAACATCCGAATTATATTCAAAGTCCCAGTCAAAAGTGGACATATTCTTTATGTAATTATTTTTCCAATTAGTATCATTTGAAAAATAGTCTTTCATTAATTCTATGCCTGCTAATTCAACATTATCTGGAACCTTTTCCCATCCAAATCTTCCATTAACTTCATATGTAGTATCAGATCTAAATATTCCACTAGTATCATGTATACTTGGAGGAACCATTCCATTTGCAGTATAAACTGTATTGTCCATCATGGCAGCACGATTTATTCTTAATCCGTATCCAGTTGTAAGTATCTCTACATTATAATTCCAATTATTAATTGATTGTATATTGTCTACTAACAATATATCATTCGCATACAGTTCATGTAAATCGTATATCTTTGCTGGAAGAGGAAGAGTATCTGAATTATAGCCAGTTATAGAATATGACTCGTCATATAAATAAAATTTTTGATGGGTATATTCTTCAATACGCTTTCTTGCATATTTTTCTGCACGACATAATTCTTTATAAGATTTATAATTAGGATCTGATGGATCTATGCTTACGCCTAAATCTTCAATATGATTAAAATCTACATATGGAGTAACTACAAATACCTCATCTTCACGAGATACAAATTTTTCTCCAATGTAATACTCCCATTTCAATCTAAGTGTTCTATTTCTATTAGTATATTGAAATGGAATATATACTGAATAAGATCCTGGATTTGTTTCATCAGCTACCGCCGTCAAAGTTTCCATTAAAGTAGAAGGATTAATTGGAGGATTTATTGCTGGATCGTTAGTTATATCAAACAGCTTTACGACAGGATCATCTTCTGGAATAGCAATATCGCCGTTCCAGAATATCTGATGTGTTACTGGAGATTGTGAGTTTAATAATATTTCTGCCATTTAGCAGGTTTAGTTATAGTACTCCTGTACCTCTCTTGGCGTAGCCAACCTAAACCCTTCCTCCTTGTCAAAAATTTGTTGTGCTTTTTCAGGTTTCATAGCAACAAAAGGATGCTCTTTTGTAAACGTATGTCCTGCAATATCATATCTATAATTTGCACGTGTCATTCTAACCAAAACCATATCGTCTTCTAATTCTTGATTAGGATCAAACTTTGGTAAAACTTCTGGTGCCTCTTCTTTTGAGTCTTCGATATTCTTTAATGTACTTTGATAGACCGACCAAGTTACGCCTTCTTCTGCCAATGCGGCAATAATATCTGCTTTATTTTTTAGTCCATCTGTCTCTACGGCAAAATCTGCAGCAATTTGCTTTAGATCTTTTACCTTCAGTGTGTCAAATGACATATTTACTCCTTTGGTATGTAAATAAATT